GCTCCAGATTACAGAATTACACTCTTCATTTTATTCCGATTGAATATATTCAAAACCGTTTTATTAATCCGAATTTTAATCTGAGCCTGCTTAGAACTCAATTTTCTTTTTCTCATAACATCATAATAAAACTCATATTCCCACGGTGAAATCGCACATTTCCGATACGCATACTCAATCGTCGCTGAATTCAAGGAATTTGTGATATTGGAGTGGAGTCTGTTAATACACTGAAACACTAAATCCGATTCAGTTGTCATGAACTTATTAACACAGCAATTTCCAACAACTCTTTCATGACCATTATTCCGATTTCGGATAATACAACATTCTCTAATCAGATGCCCACATAGACAAAAATCAAGGTCTTCATCGAATGGTATCAAGTATGAGTCAATCCAATCCCATTCTTTAGCGGCGTCGTTCCATATTTTTGAGTTGGAACAGTCAATAATTATTTTCATCAAATCTTTAAAGGAGATGTTACCATCTCCCTAGATATTCGCAGCCATCGCATTTTATGAACTTCGAACTGTTTTGTCGGAGGGTATCACATCTAACGCGCTTCCCCGGCTTATCAATTACAGAATGAACCTGTTCGAGTGAATAGTTGAAGTCGTAATCGTTTTGACCTTTAAACAGCTTCGCAATTGATTCAGCATCAAGTCCGGCTTCATAGAACTCTCTAGCGACTGCCACCCTAAGCACATGACCCCCGCCGTCAGTTAGCTGCATTTCAAGAGCCTTTATTATGCATGGGCGAACATTTACATTATATCCTTTGATTTTCGGCGCAGTGGTCTTTAAAACGGGCTTAGGTTTTACAGTAGCTAAGGTTTTCTTTTCTGGGACTGGATAGTTAGTCAAATCGAGAATTTCAATTTTTAAATCTTTAAAATCCCTTACAAATTCACCATTAACCATTATTTCAGAATGAGTTTTATGGATCTGGTGAGTTGCGAGAGGAACCTTAACCAGATTTCCATATCCATCTTTGCCAATCTGCGCTTGCTTCGGGAATACCTCACAGTCAATACCAGTTTCTTTTTTAACATCAAGCCCGAACTGTTTCGCTTTCATCCCATCGACTGGATTGACGAATACCCATATATGGTACGAATGAGGAGAACCGGACTTCTCAAGCAAGAAAGGCACATCAGACAATTTGAAAAAGTTACACATCCTTTCCATATCAGTTTCGGCTTTTTCGTCACGGGCTTTAATATCGTCTTCGGTTTCAACTACATTTTTAGGAGCATGAGAATCGATATCAAAGCATACCCATTTCACTTTGTTTTCGGGATTGAACTGATAAGCTCCGATTGTTAGACTTCCCGATAGATGTTTCTGAATTGTTATGTCTGACATGGGACTTTTTACTTTGTAGTATCCACCATTTGGGTTTTGCATGGCGTAGGCATCGGGACGGTTGAGAACAAGCTTGATTAAATCGGTTGAACTTTGTAAAGTTTGAGGATTTTTTTCGTAAAAACTGCTAATATCTTTATTAATTAGCAGTTTTTCGGTTTTTTTTGGCGAAACTTTAGACAGTTTGTGCATATTCGCCTGTTTTCCCATCTCATCAAAACACTTACATTTTTGAATCAATGGTTGTGTGATATTCCCGGTTTCACACTGAACCGATATTTGTTTTTTCTGTCTTTCGACATAAGGCGTTATCTCTACCTTCCGGTTATATCCCCATGTTGTAAGTGCTTCACACTCTTCAACCGTACAACCTAACGCGAAAACAAGACTTGGTGTTTTACCACCTGGGTCTTTTACCCTAGACCATGCTTGCCATGTATCACAGTGTACCGATTCCCATAACATTACTTTTGAATCCAGTGTATTTGTTGTTATGACATCAAATGCGTTTGATGGTTTATTTGCAAGCCCTACCGCAATCATCACCCTTTCACTTGCAGATACTCCCATCATTTCAGGGGCTTTATAATATGTTACAGGGTGAGGATAACCAGCGTCTGTTAATGCGGTTTCTAATTTCAAAGCTTCCCGTGTATTTACAGTTATGATAATACAATCACTGTTTCCGTACATATCTAAAATTGTTGTAATTTTACTTACAATTTCATCTTTTTTCTTATACAGTGATCGTTCCCCAATTGCATGATATTTCTTAGAATCCGCAAGTATCAACATCTTAGAATTCGTACTCATGGGGTCACCACCCATCCCGAATGATACCTTTCGAGGTTTCGCCCCGCCCATGAACATTTTCCCATAATCATAACTGCAAATCGTCGCTGATGTCAAAAATATTCGTCTTTCGTCACTTTGTACGCTCATCGTGTACGACTGGACCATTTTAATTGCAGTTTGATCGATGGCAGATAAATTAATTTTAATTACACCATTATCCCGAATAGCATTGATAGAAATCACTTTAGACATAACAATTGTTAACATTGTGTGAATATCTAAAACATCATTCATGCTTAGATTATACTTCTCCCGGTGTTTAGTGAGTTCTATAATCTCGTTATATGCCCCTACTATAACCTTGGTTTCGTTTTCACCGTCTACTATACCACCACTCGGGTTTTTGAGTGATTTATTTAGATGGTGTTTCCAGTAATCGTCGTCCTGTGCTCCCCCGAGCACTTCATGTATCGAGTTTTTAACACGTTCGTCTGTTGCTATAAATAAAAACTGTGTTAACACTCGTCGAAGATATTCAAAGTCTGTAAAAATAGGACCATATTTATCAATATCAACCCGGTTAAAAACAACGTCGTCGTATACAGTAAAGGTGGTTACATCACCAAACTGGATTTCATGGACCTCATCGAGAATTAGATTTTCAGATTCGTTTAATACGTCTAATATTTTCTCGGCGTGTGTGTTCGGTCTCGATTTTGAAGCTAATTGCAGCGCGGCTAGTTTTTTATATGTGACTACAATACCTTTTGCATCGGGGTATCTCAAAACAGCAGTTACCGCGCAATCATTATATTCATTACATCCATCACAACTAGCAGCTAATGGTAAAATCGGCAATTTTTTGAGGTCTGGATATTTGTTACATAATATTTTATTCAGACTGCATTCGTGATTCGCTGGAATGTGTATAACATCGGCATTGTCTATATCCGAATATTTCTTTGAATCAGCTACGACGGTTTTATCTGCAATCCAGTTAGTCGGCACTACACAGAGGAATTTTTCATTACGGTTCAGCGCCTCCGCAACTAAAGCGGTTGTGCACCCGGCCCGTGTAGTTTTATGTACAAGTAAATTTCCAGATTTGAAGGTTTCGTATAAATTGAATGCTGTCTGCATCCGTTTGTCTTGGTTTTTTCTTGGACTCTGAATTAATGTAACTTGGGTAGAGTTCAAGAATACCACCTTCGTGTAATGGTGGTTTCACTATACATTTTGTTGGCCTCGGTTTTTTAATATTTTGCATATCAATCTAGTCTTTTATTTCGTGCGTATATTGCTCGAGTGGTTATTTCATTTCGAAGTTGTGTACTGTATTTATAAATCGCAAGTGAATATACTTCTTCTTCTTCGAGTCCTGTCATTTCAGCGATTTCGTCAAATGTTAACCCCGGGACGATTTTATAAAGGTACTTAGCATCTCCGGTATAAAAATCGGGATCTATGACTTCTTTGTCATCAATTAATTTATATGCCTCTATAGAACATGCCTGTTTGTTTCGTTCAGGTGACATAATTTTAGGTCTGACGAGTTTATGCCTTCCCATTTTCCTTCGCCTCTTTCTTCATTTGTCTTTCCTTATTCCAATATCGACTTTTGCATTGTGGGCAAACGTCCGGAAGTTTAGGTTTCCTTGGATACCATGAATAGCCGCACCTTGAGCAATGAAGCTGTTCTATCATAGTTGATTTTATAATAACTTCTTCGTTAATCATCCATATAGGTAACTACGTGTAGGTATATATAATTTACTGAAAGTAAAAATATGATTTACAGAAGACGCTATACACTTCAAAATATAATATATCAATACAAAACATATAAATATCTGCAAAACAAGAAATAGAATTGGTTGGAAGGCAATTCACTGGTTTTACACTGTTGGCACGGTTTCCAGTGATTGCCTTACAATTCATTATTATCGCGTTTTTAATATATGTTAAATGATGTATTATATTATATTTATAATTATTTGTTACGTTCATAATTCAACATCTCCGATTAAGAATATAATATTGCAATCGAAAACCTATAAATATCATGTTGTCTAAAAAGAGTATTGCGCCCCTAGAATGGCGCACGTTTTCGGTTACACCGGGTTCAAGTGTCCTATGCGCTCCAACACAAGACATAACTCGATGTAACCACATACGTTTATATTCAATCTCTTTAATAAATAATGATGTTTTAATATAAAAGTTTTTATATGTTTCTTTTCTCAAAGCATCTCCTCCACAACACAAGTATCCATATATCGAGGCATCAATCCGGTTTCATCGCAAACATAAGCCTGTTCAACTTGATTAAATTTTAAATTGTCACATTTTATCACACGACAAAGTTTCACACTTACCATTATTCAGCCTCGACGATACCCCGATGTTTTTTCAATTGCAACCAGCGATATACAGTCGTTCTTGAACATTCCATTTGTTTTGCAATTTGTGCAACATCTACACCCTTAGAATACAGTTCCTTTATTGCGGGAACATCAACACTTGTCCGTGGCCCTCCCCAAGTTGTTCTGAGAAGTCCCATTTTTCGCCGGACATAAATAACCGTAGTCAGCGGGCATTTAGCTTCTTTTTGTACCACCTGATCAGGCTTTCCTTCCCTAAGTAAGGATCTTATTTTAGCGTGGTCATATGTTTGTTTTCGGCCACTTGTCTTTATTGTGTAATGTCCGATGTTCCCGCCTCCATACCGTTTTTTATTCGATCCTCTTCGACACGATTTGTTATTTTGTAATGTTTTCTATACATACAAAATGTCCGGCAAGCGTCAAGGCGATCAAATTCTTCTTGAGTAACTTCTAGGCTCATGCTTCAACCGCCCATCGATCGGGAATTAATCCCCATTCCGTTTTAAGTCTCCAGATATGATGAGGTGAACATCTTACTTTATTAGCGACTTCTACATCGGTCATAGTCTTGGATTCCAGAAGGGACTTTATCTCATCGTGATCTAACGTTCGAGGTCTGCCACGTTGACGAGTTTTTAGATTACTCATGCTATCATCTCTTCAACAACTTTGTCATAGCTCGATAGTGAGTCAGCTAACGTTTGTAATTCAGCTTCATAGTAAGCTTTCTTTCTCAGGAGCATGGTATAATCATCATAGTCTTCTACCTTCAATAACCGTACATAATTTTCAACGCACCATGCCTCTAAATCTGGTTTATACGCCTCGTTAGCAGCTTCTCTGCTGCCTCTCCAACACAATTGAACACCCATCGCTCGGAGAGTTCGAAGCACGCTTTCCTTTTTCTTGCGAATAGTCTCAATCTGTTTTTCACTTCTCTGATATTCCTGAAATCCGTTATGACATCTAAATTTGGGATCTGGGAGATCGGTATCGAAAATTAGTACAGCAGTTTGACAAAAAAGATCTCCGCTATCAAGCCTGACCCTTTCACATGTACAGAATTTGCAGGTTTTTGGATATGGGGGGAGATAATCAAAGAACTGTTTTTCACTACATTCAAAATCCATCCTGAAAATACCATGATCTTTGAACCTGGGGTCTGCATGAAACCGTCCAATTTCTTCATATAAATTTTCTCGGTGATCGTCTTCAATAATCGTACTAACTGCATCCTGTAATGTTTTCCGTTCAATGACGACACCATACCAACCAAGCCCAGGTATACACGCCTGATAATCCCCAAACTGATGGTATGGCCATTTTTTAGGATGGTATACAGGCATTGGTCTTACAGGATATCCGATTTCGTCAGGCGTTCTCTGGTAGCCCTTTCCCTCATTGCTTGCGGCCAATACTTCAGCTTCGTTTTTTGAAGCCCAACGCTTGACGGTATCACGGAGTAATTTCTTTTTAGCTTTGTTTGTTGGGTCCTGCTTACATGAGGTATATCTAGCTTTAATAATCGGGATGTAATCTGAAGCCGATTTAATAACCATCAGATCACCCGACAAACCCTAATAATATTCCATCGACCAGTTGTCTTATTCTTCCCTACAAATGCAATAGCAACATCTGAACGATGACGAGAATTCAAAAACATACCATCGATCCATTTGAGATCTTCAAACTCATGTGTCTGTCTGGCAGATCCCACACGATACGTTTTTATCGAATCACCCGACTGAAAACATTTCAATTCGTATGGATTGATAGGAGGAACCTGCCCGTAATCTATCCGGCTCATATTACACCCTGCAACTTTCGCACGATTTCTGAGAATACTTCATCAATTGTGCCGTAATTGCAGATCCATATTACACGTCCACCGGCGTTTTTGCCTTCTTCTTTAAAGAGTTCCTTTACTCTTCTCTGGAATTCCGAACTTGAATATACATCGTTATCCTGTCCGTATGGTCTGCCCGTTAGTAGAATAGTTATATCTGGATTTGGGAGAAGGTCAGCTAGATCCATTACGTATCCGGGGGATAACCCATTGGCAAGTCCATAAACGATTTCAGATAATTTATACCGATCAAAAATGTAATTTTTATCTTTCAGATTATATAATGTCTCTAATTTGTTTTGATTTTGAAGGACTTGCAATAAGGCCGGATCAAACGGATCTAACCCGTTTAACATTCTTCTAATAAGTATTCCAGATTCAATTTTTTCATTTGGAAATTTAAGGTATTCGAAACCGGATTCTCTAGCCAGCATTTCAGATAATACAGTCTTTCCGAATTTATCTGGACCTTCGAAGGCAATTACTGTGCCCATTATAACAGCCTCCGTATATGGTCCGGAACTTTACCGATTAAAGCTTCGACCATGTCAAAATCATTTTTATAAATATGGCCGGAGGCTGAAACACATATCAATTCTTCGAGATCGCCCCCCGCCGGTTCGATAACTTCATCTACAAAACAGCGGATTATTGCGCCCCAATTTGCAAAGCAGGCATTTCCGTAATCATGACTTCTAAACAGTATTCTTAAAGATACCTTGTTACCATCCGACAAGCGAAGCTGGAACCAATTAAAACACGGTGGGTGCTCCAAATGTCTATCTGATGGAATCCAGATTACTCCACATATTTGATTACTCTGTAATCCAGCCTTAATATAATATTTAAGTTGGTCGTGTGCCTCCCACATCTGATTTTGCTCAAAAATAGAATCTGTCGGTTCTCCGATAACTGGCCTTACGTTTTCGCCTTCTCCTTCAATTCCCACGATGGTCGTAACTCTGACCCCGATAGGATATCGATGCAATCTTTCCCCATAAGTATAAGGCTGCTCTCCCTTATCCGGATTTTTTAACATCTCAATATAAACCTTATTTGCGGCCTCTCCAAACTTCCACCTTTTTGGGAGTTTACCGTCGTATAAGTCCGTTAGAGCCTTCCCGTATAACTGGATAACCGCGAATATCTCTCTCGCGTCTTTGACTTCCTCAATGCCCCCGAATTTAAGCTCATTGCCTTTGTTATATATGGTTCTCCAGAGCTTTTCATTGAGTTCATCGATATCATCAGATTTAAAAAGTTGAATATTCGAGAGCATTAGGCCACCGCCCGAATAGCCTTCTTAACTTCCATCTCACATTTCCGCGAACAGAACTTTTCACTCTCGTATTTTGCTCTGAATGGTTTTCCACAATGAACGCAGCGAACAACATAGAACCCCATTACTCCACCCCGAACGTTTCATTAAATAAATTTAAAATACGCTTTAAGATCGCCTGCTCAACTTGCGTCAACTCTTCACTATTTGCATTTAGAGGCAACAGTAGCAGTGAATTTTTCGAGTATAACGCAGTCTCCCGAAAGTCAATTGCTTCTTGGAGTATTGATTTAAAGCCCTCTATCCGTTGATCCATAGTAACTGCCCCCTTGCAAAAAGGTAAAGAAGGAGAAGGACTTATTATATTACGAGTGAGGTTCAGCCCATTTGTAACATCCTGAGTTTGAATTTCACTCATGTCTAACACCTGCCATACGTTTGTAAGTTCCACAAAAACTTTGATCTATAGGGTCTGTGCAGGTAAGTGAATCGTTTTTATAATGTGTGCACACGATCCCATTCTGGTGTTTTTCCGGTGAATATGGGCAGGTCATTAAGCTTCTCCTCCTTTCTCGCATGTATCATAAAAAAAGTTAGATGGGTATTCATTCATGCTTGCGCCTCCCCCATATCCGGGCAAAACGTTTCATGAATGTCTTTACATTCATCTGGACTTTCAGGAACATCGAGTGCAGCTTCAGCAATTCTCTCAAATTCCCGGATTGGATTTCTCCCTTCTCGAGTTAGAAGTAAATCCTGGATATGCTGTTGCATTTCAACATAAGTTCCGCGATACTCCAAATTCGCCATATAAATCGTAGTTCGCTTTCCTGTAGTCGGGATTACTGTATCCTTAGGTGTTAATGTTAGTTCAAGAGGAAGCCCTGCAATATGTCCATTTGAACATCCTGTAAGCAATGCAAGAGAAGCAGACAAATTACTGATTGAATTTCGACTGGTGGTTATAAATGTGTAAATAATCCCGCAACTTTTAGCATCTTCAAGGATTACTTTTAACTTCCCATACCTTTTACATTCCCCTGCTTTAAACGTCTGGCATTCATCACCAGCGCATAGAATTATTTCTCCTGTGAATTTTTGAGCTGAATATCCATCGCCTCTACATTCACATGCAGCAGATTTATATTTCCCATAGTAGGTAATGAAATTCAGATCTTCACGGTCGCAAGCGAGACGAACTTTAAGTCTGGTTGGTTTATCTCCAACTATAGAATGAATATACTCATCGCGTTCGTATCCATCGTTTGGGTCATTCGGGACAACATCTTTCCGTTTTGTCATTTTAGTAACTGTAAGATACGGAGTTTTGTGGGGCATCGGTTTCCCGTTTTTACTTAATATTTTGTCTCCTGCCCGGATCGTGCCCCCTTTCATAAGTTCAGCATCTAAATTTTTAATTCTGCGCCCGGGCTTTGGAAGATTTACCTTCCTCTGTTCTCCAATGTCCTCATATACAGCATCCTGAATATGTTGAGTTTCATTCTTCATTTGGTTGAATCCACCCTCGCTCCAATTACTAGGCTCGCTTACCGTTTCAGTTTCTTCAGGCACAGACTCTTCAACCGATTCAACATCATCAGCCCCTTCAAATGCTAAAGCCGCACACGCCGCCTGAAACTCTTTATGCAGCGTTCGAGCATCCTTTGCATTACTGTAGGGTACTTTTGTAGAATCAATCTGATATTTTACAGTCTCGTTCCCATCCTTGAATGTAATCAACCAGTTACTCTTTACACTTGCGAGGAGAGTATAACCATTGCCAAGTTCCATTGACATGGTTGATGACTCTTCGGTATCCTGAAGGTTGTATCCTTTCTTGATGAGGCCCAATAGGATATCCATTTTAATGGATTCTTTACTCATTCGTCATCACCATCCACAACAACGGTGCCCGATTCAACATTGTCAAAAGTAGACTGCTTCAGGGCAATTGGATAACAATTATAAGCCTCTAACAATTTCGCATCAACACTGGTTGAAATTGTCATCTTAACGGTTAACTTTTCTTTCCGGATAGCCGACCTGAGTATAACAAAGTCGCCTTGGTCGAGTCGCTTGCCATTTTCTTCAAGCTGCTTGTTATAGTCTATTAAAAGTGCGTCGATACTTCTGGTGATAACATCATTCATCGACGTGAGGACACTTTCAGATATTTCATCATTTTTAAATGTTTTAGAATTATCCATATTCAGTCCTCCCGGCAATCCTTACATAACGGGCGGGCATCATCTTTATTAGCCAACATCCCAACACCACAAAACGAACAATGCGTCTGTACAATATCATTTTCAAAACCGATTGTTTCAGTCATCTATAATATCTCCTGGGAATTACTCCCAAACTCCCACCCGGAGTCGAACCGGAAATCCCAGCTTCAAAAGCAATCAGGATTGACCACCGGGAGCATTTAGTTGCCCTACGATCTGGTTCATGGAATCATAGGGCAATTTGTACCAATTTACAGGGATTGACGTTTTTAAATACCCGAAAACGTTTTTCAATTATTTTCCCGTTAATTTTAGAGTCAAATCACTATACTTTTTATTTTGGTTTAGTGTGTTCGGATTCACCCTATTAGTTAGAGTCCCGAAAGCCATACAGAGGTCGTGAACCTTTTAGTGTCAAAACAATATGGCAACATGCCCCTGATTTTACAGGGGAGTTCAACTACTATACGCTCTCACCTGAAAATACAGGTAGGCCGAAATGAGGACTTGAACCTCAATCAATCCCGGGAAGGGGTTTCAGAATGTGGTGGAGACAATATAGAACACTGGGTGTTTGTTGATTGACCCATCCATCTTGGTTTCGGCACGTTGAGCAGACACCCCTGGCAGGGAATGCCTGCAAGTTGGAGGTATATTATTTTCTACTAGGGAGGTTTGAGAGCTTATCAGGATTTGAACCCGATTAAGCCCATTATGGAGGAATGTTCCCGGGCTACGACCTCCGAGAACATTATCATCTGGAGACCTCCGGAAGAGCCACCGGAGGAAGAGGTATACAGAGCAATCCCTCAGAAATTAACTGAGATTGGAAGGAGTGAAACCAACGCACGCCGGCAGATTGCACTTTCGTATTGTCACACCCGTCTTTTCTTTTTAAATCCAGTTTCATTTTCCACTATAGGGAGTCCACGTCTAATTAAATCATTAAATGCCTCGGTTCCCGTTTTGTACACACGATTTGGGCCAATTAAGTATGACATTCTTTCCCAGTTGTCTTCTGTTAAATAGGCTGATTTTTTAGGCATGGTTTTCTTCCATTTTTAAAATGTATAAGACAATTGTCTTACAATACGATACAATGATCTCATCGTATTTATATCTACTGTTTTGGTGATATAATTGTACCCTTCCTAGATACAATTGTCTTACTCGTATAATATTATTGTACAAAAAGTATATGAATGATGTACATAATGTTTTCAGTGAGGACACAGGATGACAATTGAGCGGAAAAAAGTAAAATTGAATGGGTCAATAAGCGGATGGGCAGATGATCAAACGAGAGAACTCGCTTCAACCCCCGAATTTGGAACATTATCGAATGTATACGAAACCGCGATAGTGTTTTTTCTCGGGGCACGATATAAAGAATGTGAACTCCGAGTTAAACGGGCTGAAGACGAAATAACTCAGGTAAAAGAGGTGCTTCAAAATCAGCAGAATATACTATATGAACTGATGTTGAAACACCCGGAACTTTCAAAAGAGATTAAAGAATTAACATGCAGTGGAAATCCTACTAAAAAACCGACATCATTGTATGAAATTTCAGATGAATACTATTTAGAATAGCATTGTTATATATAGTAATCAATAAATTTTCAGATTATATATTATGCCTTCTTATAATATTTCGAAGAGTTTATCTTATGTGACATCTTAATATAATTATTATTTTGGATGAATAAATCATTTGAGATGTTACAATGTTGAGGGTGAAACCAATTTGTATATTAAATTAAACATTCCGAATTGCAGGTATGGTTATGTCTGCAATGTGGGAGTCCATGTTATGGATTCTAGGACCGGACCAATATTAACAGATTTGGAAATAAAAGAAACACTTCCCGAGCAGGAATTTTTAAAACAGGTTGTAACTTCAATTAAAAAACAGATTTCAGACGGTATGGAAGTTACGGCTCTGAAAAACATATTAATACATTATGGAATAGCCCCATCATATGCAGAAACACTGGTGTGCTGGGTTGTAACATACCTTAATTTAACATGTCCTGACAGAGTGCATATATATTATGCAAATTAAGTCAGTGCCCGCCAGGAAGAGATAATCAACATCTTGGCAGATAAATCATATCTTCCTAACGGACGAATAAAATATATTCTAATTACATATAAGTGTTATTATAATTCTCTTTTATATCTTGGGGGCTCGGCGTATTTGTTTTTTGTTGGGCTATCTGTTTTTATGACGGGTTATTGATTGTAAAGGCACGAGTTGTCACCTTTATTTTCCAAATGGTTTTAAGGAAAACTATATATAGTATTAAGGAGTATAATATATTGTAGTAAGGTAATGTGCCTTATAACCGGAGTTTTTGTAATGATCTCTAAAACTGTAATCCCTGGAAATTTTGTATTGTGTAATGATGGTGTGTACAGACACAAAAGCGTAAAACCGATTCGTGATAAAGCAGTTAAAATGCTGGATCATGCTAACGAGTCTGATATTCACCATATTCTTGAAACACGATTTTCTGAGATTGCTGATATGGATAATAGAGGAAATCCAACCGGGACTCTTTGTACAGATAAACCGACTGCAATCATAACAATGGCAACGTTGATGTTTTATCACGGTGGTGCTGAAATTGTTGCAGACTCTAAGGGTAAATCATGGGGCATTAGCTCAAAGGGATATTACCACTACTGTGGCTAATTCCTTTTTTGAGGTTGGTTTGTGATGACTACTGATGCCATGTCAGAATATTACAAAATGTGTGTGGCGGCTGGTTTAAATTATTATCGGAAAGTCCCAAGTGTAGATGACCTATTTAAATTGTCCGGGTGGAGGTTTAATGATTTTATCTGGAAATATAGTCTCTTAACTCCACAATCGGCAAATTGTAAAATCGAACCCGAAATTGCTCTTATGATGATAATGAAAGAGAACATGTCTTTGATATGGTCCGGAAACCAATGGATTTCAGAATGTGATGATTTTATGTCATTGACCGAGTTTTTAGAAAATGATGATTAATAGTACAATCAAACAATTCGCATAAGGAGCTAATAAAAATGCCACGACCACGAAATAATAAAATCAAAGTTTATGATGATAACGACCCGGGAATTCTAACATTCCTGCGTAAAGACATCGAAGAAGAGATTCCAGCGAAAGTTGGCGATACAGGAATGTGTTATGCATCGAGTAAGCACGCTGGGAAAAAGGTTATAATTATCGTTCTAAAAGATTAAGTCGTTTTAAGGAAAACTATATATAGTATTAAGGAGTATAGTATATTGTAGTAAGGAGGCAAAGACAAAATGGAAACTCTCAACTTCCCAGAAATTCTGAATGGCGTGATGGCAGATCACTGGAACAACGTTCTGAAAGTCCCAAAACTCGCTCGTGATGTAAACGGAAACTATTATTTGAAGGAGGTCTAAATCGTGGCAGCCGGGCACAAAGCAACACGGGCATGGGAAGCACTCAAAAGAGCAACGAATCTCGAAGACGCAATCGGGATTGTAGACTATTTTAATTTCTCAAATCAAGAAGGCAGTCAAATATTGAAGTCGTGGATCATGAACCAACGCATCATGAAAGAGCATGGATTAATATAAAAATAGGTCGTGGTTCTTGTTGTGTTGGTACCATGAACAAGACCCTTCACATGAGTTTTTATTGAAAATGAACAGTTATAATAATCGTCGATGGGATATAAAGATATCGTAACAGATGATAGAGGATATAACAAAACCGGAGAAATGATTAATATGGATTTTCCAGATGCGCTTAAAGCATGTATAAATGGGAAGAAGATTCGAAGACCACATTGGGGCAAAAGTGTAGATTTATCTGAATTACAAACTCTAAACCCAATGGATAGTTTATGTGATATACTAGCCGATGATTGGGAAGTAATAGAAGACATTCCAGAAGTAAACTCTGATAAAGTCCTTTCGGAATTTAGAACATGGCTTACAAAAGCGATCTCCGATAGTCACAGGATGTCACCTTATGGGTATCTATACTTAGTCCGATGCCTTGATAAATTAGATGAGTTATCATCGTCTAAACCAGCCCGTGTTAGAACTCCTGAAAAATGTACTATTTCTATTGATGGTGATGAAGGAATTGTGACAACTGAATCGGGTGAATCTATAATTGTACATATTCTATGAGGTATAAAATATGAAAAAAATCTACATAGTATTTGGAGTAATCCTTCTAGCATTACTCGTTCTCGGTTGCTCAGGAAGCAACAACACCGCAACCAACAGTAAATCTGATAATGCACAGCCAGCAACTACAGAACCAGCAGCCCAACCTACTCCGGTAAAAGCTGAACCTGTAGTAATTGCAAGCTGGGAAGGCGAATCAATCAAAAATACAGAAACTTTCCATGTGCCATCAGATGAATGGAAATTATCATGGGATACAAAACCAGGCAAGCTTGGAGATATGAATTTTATAATTACCGTATATAAAGCAGGCGAAACTAAAATGCCCGTGAGTGTAGCTGCAAACGTTATAGGCGCGAATAATGAGAGTACTGTAATTCGAGGTGCCGGAGATTATTATTTGGCGATTAATACGGGGCAGCCTTATAAGATTACTGTTGAAACTGTTTAATTTTTAATTACTTTTCTTTTTTTTTGTTCTTTTTTATTTGTATACGGTTGAAAGTATACAAAACTATATATTTTAAAACGTGAATAATTCACTATAAATATTCGAATTTTATTCGAATGAGTGTATATTCATGGCTATTAACAATATCGTCAAACATGAGCTGGATTTGAGAGCGGTAAAGCTCAGGGAACAAGGAAACACATTTGAAAAGATCGCTGAAATATTAACTGAAGAATCGAATAATACAATAACGTATTCGAGTGTTTATCGTTTTTTTGAATCATATGAAAAAACAAAAGCGGTTATCATCGAAAGACAAGAACCTCTGAAAGTTAAAGCAATTGAAGTAGAGATATCCACTATCGAAGATCGGTTGGATATTATAAAAGGACTCAAGAAGTTAGCGGAATCTGCGTTAGAAGCTCGAGATAGAGTAGCAGCTTATAGGGTGGCTACCGAGGCTATTGATAGTCTTGATAAGAGGATAGGGAAGTTGACGAATAACCCAGGAGTCACAATTAACAATATCAACGCAATGAACCTATCTGAAGTCCCAACCGAACTGCTTCTAAGGTGGCGAGATGAAGCAAAGTGCTTGCGTGGCTGATGCCCAATTTGATTTCATCGAGTGGGAATTAAACAGGAGAGCCGCCGAAGATAAACTATGTGAGGCAGCAACTACTAACATTCTTGATTATACCCGTGCAACGATGGAAGACTTTAGGGAAAGTTGGCACCATCGAAAAGTCGCATCGTTGCTTGATGAATTTGTAAATAAAGAGATTAAACGCCTTATTATTGATCTGCCACCACGCCACACTAAATCTGAATTAGTATCAAGAAGACTCCCATCTTATATTTTAGGTAGATTTCCCGACGCGAAAATCATTTCTTGTTCTTATGGCGCTGATCTGGCATCAATGATGAATCGAGACGTTCAAAAAATTATGGATGAGCCTCGGTATCATAAAATATTTCCTAATACTAGATTAAACACTTCTAATATTCGAACTGTATCCGGTACATATCTAAGAAATTCTGACATTTTTGAAGTTGTCGGGCACAAGGGGGTTTATAAATGCGCAGGTGTCGGGGGGGCGATTACTGGCTATGGGCTCGATTACGGAATAATTGACGACCCAATAAAAAACAGAGAAGAAGCTGAAAGTCCCGTATACCGCGAGAAGATATGGAACTGGTATCAAAGTACTTTTAGATCTAGGAAACAGAAGAACGCAGCTATTCTTATCACAATGACTCGCTGGCATGAGGATGATCTGGCAGGGAGGTTATTGGAACTCGCTGAAAAAAACCCTAAAGCTGACCAATGGGAAGTGTTTTCATTACCGGCGTTGACTGACGATGAGCCGATAGCTCCGTATGATGAACGTACTGGGCCAGGAGAAGCACTATGGCAAGATGAATTTTCAGTTGATGATTTGCTAAGCACGAAAGCGTCACTGACCGTTTATGAATGGCTTTCTCTATATCAACAGCGCCCAAGCGCAGCATCCGGGAACCTAGTAAAGAAAGAACAGTTTAAATATTGTCGTATCATCGGTGATCTCCTCGACATGGGAGATAAACAATATACATTATCCCACTGTGTGATATTCCAAACGTGCGATCCCGCTGCATCGACTAAGACATCAACCGACTTCTTCACATTGGGGACGTGGGCATTAACCCCCAATAATGAACTGGCTCTAATTGACCTGATTCATACAAGATTAGAACAGCCACGGCAAGTCGAGCTTTTTGAACAGCAATATATTAAGTGGACTCCGAAAACTCAATATGTTGGAACTCGTGGGTTAGGTATTGGACTATTTCAAACTCTACAAGACAATGGACTGCCAGTCGGCGAAATTCAGGAAGATATTGATAAGGTATCTCGTTTTATACCGGCTGCTACCCGAATAGCAACAGGAACTGTGTACTTTTTAGATATACTCAATGGATTGCATGACTTCGAAGCTGAGTTGCTAGGCTTTCCTAATGGGGCTCATGACGACATGGTAGACATTGTTAGCATGGCTTCGGAAGTCGTTATCAAGCTTCGGTCTAAAAAGAAAAAGGCGTTTGACGTTTCTAAGATGTTTCCTTCGAGAAATAGATAATGAAAAACAATTGACGATCATATCATGAAAAGAAAAGAAGGACGCTAGCACTCTGAAGGTCTGAACCACCTTCAGAGAGCCGAGAATCAAAAAACCAAGAGAACCTAACTGATAATTAGGCATCCCTGATATTTAATACTTCGCTACACATTCCATAACCAATTTTCAACAATTGGTTAGTAATTAATATATCATTTAGAGTATTAATATATAGCGGTTACATATAAAATGTAATTATTTTTAATTAATACAATACAAATATTTATATTAAATCGTCTAATATATATTAACCATGACATCTCTTAATGCTGCCCTAGATTCCACAAAAACATTTTCAATTGCGGCAGCTATCGAACCCCTTTCCTCTTCGGATACGTCCCCGAAAGTTGGCCCCTACCTAAATTTTGACACTTCTAATCCTGCAACATACAGAGAGCAACTGGCAGCATGTAACACCTACGTTTCAACTTCCATAAACAAGTATGCTAGGACACTCACAAAAGGAATGCGATTTGAGGGATCTACTAAAGCGAAAAAAGCTGTAGAAAGTGCAGCTAAGAAAAACAATCTAAAAGGGCAGATCCAAACATCCGCTCGATATTCCGTGGTCCACGGGCACTACATAGCAACTACTATAGGCAAGGGTGACAGTTTTCAAGCGGTCCCTCTGTTGATGGCCGCCACGACGATTTTACCTGAAGACATTGAACCCGGATCGACTCCACAGTATATATTAGAACCACCGATCGGTAAATTTTGCGTGAATGAGGGGAATAAAAGCGCCAACGTGAAAGAAGTGTTGCTTGAGCCGGAGGACGTTATTTACTGCGCGCTCAATCCATATGACTCCATTCAGGACGATATTCTACAACGAAAAACCAGAGGGTTATACGGGCAATCTCCTTTAGATCCTCTTAAACCTGCGATTCGCGCTTTATTGGATGTAAACGAAGGTCAGCGAATATTTTACAAGAAATACGGTAACGGGAGATATCTCTATAACATTCGCGCCCTCGAAAAAGCGGTGACCGATGGAGACATGGAACCAGCCGACGCGCAGGCTGCATTAGACGTTTGGATGGAGAAAAATAAAAATCTATCTGCAAATGAAGATCTGGTATGCTACGGGCTCGATGTGTCATCAATCGATGCCAATGGAACACTTGACGTCATGGCATTCAAGAGCGCCCTTGAAACTGAAATCATGGTCGGACTATACCAATCACCGCTTACTATGGGCGCATCATATCAAACGACTTATGCAAGTTCTTACATGGTTGAAGAAGATAGGATGATGGTACTCGAAGGAGATCAGTCTATATTAGAAGCTACCGCAAATCAGATTCTAAATAAGATGCTTCTGTCAATGGGGTATAAAGAAGATTCCGTAACCGTAAAATTCGATGAATTAAGCAAACCGAAATTCACATCTCAGGAAATACTCGAATGGAGAAACACCGGCCTACTGGACGATAACCAGGCTTTGTTATGGGGAGGATTCCCAACGAAAGACGTGGTCGACAATGCTCCTTGATTCGCCCGACGTTTTTAAAATTGAATCTCGTTTTATTTCTCTTTTTGATCGAACATTCAAAAAAGGTATATCCGGGCAATCTGGGCCCAAACTTAAAACATCCGTGAAAAAACAATTTTCTTCAAAAACGTTTGAAATCCAGATTGATGACATCCTAAATGATCTCTGTCTATACACCGTCGATTATACAGATGCTGAACTAAACGGCTCAACGTCGGCAGCTATACGCTTACAAAAACACGGGATCAGTGTATTTGCATCTGCCGATGTTCTGCCGCTGACTGAAGAGGCCGTGAGGCAGTCGGCTGAACTGAGCGAACTTATTTCAGAATCTATTATCAGGACTCTCAAGAATGAAGGTATCTATCAAGAAGCGCCTGCAACATTAGCTCGACGGATGGTTGATTTATGGGGAGGGGAAAAATACAGGGCTGAACGATTTGCTCGAACATTCAGTGCGGATGTTGCGACATCTACGGCATTGAATCGATACAAAACAAATGGAATTGAAGAGGTGCAGTTTTATGCTACAATTGATAGTCGCACATCTCCACAATGCAGGGCACTTCAAGGAACCATTTTTAAGACGGATTCGAAAGAAGCGACCCAATATAAGCCCCCGCTGCATCATATGTGCCGCAGTACCCTGCTGCCTATCACATTGACTATGAAAGTCGATGATTCATTAAGATATGAAAATCGAAACTTTGAAAAACAACTAGGGCAAGATTTCCAACCTCTGAAGGACGGGGCTGACTCGAAAGTCATCAAAACCGTATTTAAGAATATTAATTCCTTCAAAGATAAATACGCAATTGATAAATTTATTTTGCAGGAAGACATTGAAAAACGCCTGCTGAAATTGGGAGTAAACGTTGATGTTAAACTACCTGAAACTGTAACAAAATCTAAAGTTTCCAAAGTAATTCCAAAAACCGCAATCACAAAAACCAAACCGGGCATTTCAAAACTTGAATCTGATATACAAGGCTATGAAAAGGGCATCGCAAAACAGAAAACCGAAACCGCATATGTATTCGATAAAAACGGGAAAGTTCTCCTTGAGAAGAACGGTGGAAAAGCACAGGTACAGTTTACATCTGATGAATTGAAACGGTTTAAAAATTCGATTGTAACTCATAACCACCCGGGGCTCGGTGGGTCATTCTCCGAAGCGGATATAAAATTGGCGTGCAATAACGGAATACTTGAAATGCGGGCGGCGGGTAAGCAGGGAGTCCATATTTTCAAAATGAAAGATGGATCAGCATTTAAACCGAGCCTGTATAGTGATAAAATACAAAAACAGTATGTGAAATCAGTTCAGAAAGTCAAAACAGAGGGAATGATACAAATAAATAAACACGAAATAACATCAAATAAATATTCTCAGAAATATTGGCATTGGGTATGGGAAGATGTGTTTAGTAATATTCCAGAAGTAGATTATAAATTAGTCAAGTTGGTGTGATTATATGGAATTTTCAGGAATTGATGATGAAGGCATGGATGATATTATAATAAATTCATGCGCGACTTGTAAGCATTTACATACGGATTCTTATGACCCGCCTGCCACATGTGAAGCGTTTCCTGCTGGTATACCAGATGAAATATTTAACACTGGGAGCGCGGAGGCGCAGCGAGAAGTCCCCGTCTCTTCAGGGCGGGGATGAAAGCGAAGCCTCGCACCGTAATTAATACAACTTTTATTCTTTTTAAACCATCCATTTTACAAAAACTATTTATATCGTTAAAGCGTATACTATAATGTCAGTGGTACACTGATTCGAGCTTGCCTGACTCCGGAGGTTACGATGGAGAATGAAGCAAGAAATGATGAAAATCGTAGTACAAAGTTCGAACCATCAAAGCGTGGATGACAAATTCAATAACTCGGAGAACAAACGATGTTAAAAGCGTATAAATATAGAATTTATCCAAACAAAACCCAAGAAGAACAAATTAAACAGCACTTCGGGGCTTGTAGATTTGTTTACAATTGGGCATTGGAGACAAAAATAAAAGAATATCAAGTTAATAAAAATCATATTTCAAGATTCACATTGCAGAGTATCCTAGTTAAAGAAGTTAAACCTGCGAATGAATGGTTAAAAACTGTAAATTCACAATCACTATTAGCAACTCTTATTAATTTAGAGTCCGCATTTACTAAATTTTTCCGAGAAAAGAAAGGCTTTCCAAACTTCAAATCTAAAAAGAACCCAGTTCAATCTTTTCAAATTCCTCAACATTATGTTGTAGATTTTGAAGAAGGAAACGTAAAACTTCCAAAAATGGGAAAAGTTAAAGCTTCTTTTTCAAGGGAGTTCTTTGGAACTTGTAAAACTGCAACAATTTCAAGATCAACTACTCACAAATATTATATTTCTATTTTAGTCGAAGATGGAAACGAGCTTCCAACTAAAGAGCCGTTCAATGATCATACTACTATCGGGGTAGATGTAGGAATCAAAGATTTTGCAGTTCTTTCTTCCGGTGAAAAGTTCGATAATCCCAAATACTTGAAGAACTCAATTCAAAAGCTTAAAGTTCTTCAGCGAAAAGTTAGCAGAAAAGTAAAAGGTTCTAATAACTGGAAAAAAGCTAAAATGAAATTATCACTATTACATGAGAAAATCACGAATCAACGTAACGATTTTCAGCATAAATTATCACTTAAATTAGTGCGCGAGAACCAAGCTATAGCACTAGAAACACTTAAAGTTTGTAACATGATTAAGAACCACTGTTTAGCTCAATCCATTTCAGATGCGGGATGGTCTTCTTTTGTAGATAAAATAACCTATAAAGCTGAATGGTATGGTAAAACTATCCTAAGAATTGGGCAGTTTGAACCGTCTTCTAAGTTGTGTAGTGTCTGTGGATATCATAACTCTAATCTAACTTTAGCTATGAGAGAATGGACTTGTCCTGAATGTGGAACGGTGTTAGATAGAGACATCAACGCAGCTATAAACATTAAGAAGTTTTCACTTCAAGATCAAAATTTGGTAGTAATTTAAAAAAGAAAAATACACCGTAGGAACTACGGAGTGAGCTTGTTGACTTATGAACGATGGTTCAAGGGATGAAACAAGAATCCACGTCATTTATGGCGTGGTAGTTCAATGGGGATAACGATCATAAGAAGCCGTTTAAAGGTGACCGCGGAATACAATTTGAATTAAGAGATGATTAAATATGGCAGAACCAGAACCTTTAAATCTTGAACTTAAAACAGGAACGCTTTCAGAATCGTTAGGTATCAAACCCGAAGATGATATTCCCATGATGCTATTGAATGCGATAATGGACGCAAAAATACCTGACGGCAAGGGAAGCATATCAATTATGAATCCTACATTAACTGGAAAAAATGTTATAGAAGTTACGGCACTTATGAAAAAAAGAACCAATTTTGCTAGGATAGCCAAGACCAGATGGGGAATGGGCAATTAATTATTCATTGTTATAGCATATTTTCCAGTTCTTTTACAAATTCAATATTCATAGGAGTGAATAAGCCTATAAATGCTAATATGTTCAAAGTATACTTCCTTCCATCCACTTCATACGCAACATTTCTTTTCTCATCTACATTAAGAACCTTTATTACCATTTGGGGATTGAGTTTACAGATAAATTTCTCATTTTTAAAATGTTCTATAAACGTATAAGTTATCAAGGGATCTATCAAATTTTCACATTCTGTCATTGACTTCCTCCCCAATTATACCAAGGATATTTTTCATTTAAAACGGATATGACATTTTCCCGCGTCATTTTTTTAATTTCTTCCGCTCTTAAACTCTCAGTACTCGCAGACCCAATCACTTTAATGAGAACATCACTATCTAAATCTAAAATTATAGGGTAATCCTCAAACACCATATCCGGGAGTTTTACGTCGACCCCATATGTTACACGTCTTAGATAATAAGCAGCATACGCACTTTTATTAAGTTTAATATATTTAGGGTCCAATCCATTTTCAAACCATTTTTCCAACGCTGAATGGATTCTCAAATCGATATTTTGAACTAATTCCGGGTCTATTGATTCGATGGTGAATGGTGGTAATATATCGTCTGAAAATCGAAGGTGATTTGCGGAGAAATCCTTCAACCTGTCAGGATCGATTTTGAATGATATTCGGTTATTATCTACGTTGTTTTCAGTCATTTTTTGTCACCGCCTTTAATTTCAATCGCCTTCATAACGGGGGAGATCCGTATTTTTTCAATACTTTCCAATGTTCGCATCGATGATGATAATAAACTAGACACCCGTTCCAATCCGATTTTTCATTTTTACATCCCAAATAATTACATCCTATATAAATTATATATATCCCGACATCTGCTAGATCTATATGAAATTTACAATTGTGGCATTCTCCAAGTACATTAAATCTTTTTTTATATAGCTTGTTCACCATTTATTTTCATTCCCTTCCAAAAAACCGCCGTGCATTAAATACAGCCTCTTCAAAACTCGGAACTTCCACGGGTTTATTATTATCGTTTTTTACAATAATCTCATCAGGAATTGAAACCCATCCTTCTCCAAGTTCACATATTGGATTTTCGCCGACTCGTTTCGTTTCATAATCATAAAATAAAGTCGCTAAAATGGTTGATACTTTTGAAACTGCTTCGATTGTACATACTTCTATTCCGGATGGAGCAAATATTCTAAATTTTGTCATAAGTCCCCCCAATTCAATACATCTCGGTTCCGACTTGTATCGGATCGCTATTCGAAATAAAGATCATCTGTTTAATACTGCCCAATGTGAGTAATACTTCGCCGAGTTTTCTCATAATCCCTCCATCTATATACCTCACGATGTATTCCTCATTGGTTTTTATTTTAGAATACGGGCTTATGTAACAATGCTCAACTGTAAATCTACTATGGGTTTGGTCATTTAAACTAACTATCACGTCCATTTTAAATAGAAATTTAAACATCTGGTGTTCGGGGGTCCAGACCCCATTTGCGATTTTCCAAATAATAACGGGTTTATAAAATTGCCCATATACGGCGTTTTCTTTTATAAATTCAACAAGTTTATCTACATCAGGGCACATTGAAAATGTTTTAAGTGACTGCACGTCGATTAATTCAGTCATTTTAATAATCCCCAATTATATTTTTATATTCTTTCATTCGTTCTTCATGTGTAAGTTTACAGTTAATTATTGCAGCGTGTTCTTTTTCACTCGTTATAGATCTCATCATATGACTATTCGCATTCATGTTGCACACCGCTTCTGAAAACAAGACACCAAACTCCAACGTTGGTACAAACCCAATTGATTCCATATCTTGATTCTCTAACTGTTTTAGTGCCGCCTGAGTTTTGGCAAGTGAATCCTCGAAAGTCATAACTTGTCAGCCTCAATTACTTGCCAAACCGTCTCAACTTTGTTATTAGACATCGTCATATTATCAACTCTACATCCAGCAGTACAACATACGATCCTTAAATCATGTTCGCCATCTGTAAATTTATGTTTATAGAGTTTCCAAGTTTTACAACCGCAAACCTGACATGTGATCGGTTCATCGTCTTCTGAAATATCCAATGTCATTTGTGTTCCTCATTCACTTCGTTTTCATCTACTAAAACAACATTTAGCGGTTGTTTCCGCAACTCCTCAACGAACTCTTTTAAAGCGGTGGTTTTGTCATATTTAAGTTTCGAGATCTCAGTATTTTTTGCAGATATTTCCCTCTCTAAATCATTGATCCGATCTCGAAGAAGCTGTTTATCATACCCCGCTTGAATCAATCTAGTTGAAATATCTGCTTGATAATTGGATACATCGATGGCGTGTGTCTTCAAAAACTCTGCATCTCTATCCATCATTCCAAACGCATGATCTTTCCTCAACCTTTCAATAATCCATTCTAGGTGGTCGTCGAGTAATGTTATTTGTTTCATTTACATACCAACTCTATTTTTCAACTCATCGATATATGTATCATCCGCTGGAACCAGTTTCCACACATGTAAATCCTTTCCGTCTTTACAAGACAATACAACGTCGATCCTCATAACACCGTTGACATGGGAAATCATCCCCCTTCCTTCCAATTCAGTCAATTTGTATTCAGTCATTTATACCAATCTCCGATTATTTAATTCTTCATGCAATGCAGTTCTACATACCTGTGTATAATTAATTTTACTATCCCGATGATGATAGTTATAATCTTCCAATTCTCTTTTTAATTTCCCAAGCTCAACTGAAATTGCATCCCGCGATGTCATTTTACTAGATCCTCACTTTAATTTATTTTATAGTATATACATTCAAACATCTATATAATAGTTCCTATTATATATTTACTATTTTTAAGTAAATCGTTGCCAGTAACCGCGATTAATTATATATCACATTTTAAATATGTAACTATATAATTATATAATTATTTTTAGAGCGAAATATGACTATTTTCATACAAGGTTTAGCAATCCCTCTAAATGTAAAAAACCTAAATGGCTGGGGGGTCCCAGAAGCCGAAGCAGACAACGTCCTAAATTCTCTAAAAGCCTCGTCCCTAAAAGTCTGCCCCGGAGAAGCGCATCTTTGTGACCTTACTCAAGATCCCTATGGAAGAATCGGACACATTGTTGATGCGTGGAAAGAACCCGACGGAATCCATGCAAAAGCACAGGTGACAGACTCTATAGCAGCACGCAAAATAAAAGAAGGAACGTGGAAAGATTTTAAATGGAGTACATTTGCAGATTCAAAAATCAATCCTAAAAATAATGGGGGTTGGACTGGCGGGGTCACTGTAAAATCTATGACGCTTGTTAAAAACCCGGCATGGACTCAGGCTCAATACAACATCGCAGCTTCCGTGGATGACAGCCCCACTGAACTTAGACTTTTTTCCGATTTTACAATATTCGCATCAGGAGATGAGAAAATACCCACAGATGATGAGCTGAAAGTAGCTCAAACGAAAATTGCAGACATGCAAAAAGAAATTGATACTATGAAGCAGGCTGCAACTGTTTCAGCATCTACAATTGAAGATCATAAGGCGAAGATAATTACCCTGTCTGCTTCGATTGTCGAGAAAGACAAAAAGCTGAACCTGGCAGTAAACGACGTAACCGAGGCAAAAACCGCACTTGCAGACGCTACCGGGAAAGTAGGCACACTTACTGCATCAGTTACAGAGCTTGAAACAAAACTTGGGGAGAAAACCACACTTGTAGCCTCTCTTGAAAAGGAGAAGGCTGGAAGCGTACCTATGGATCAGTTGAAAACTATCATAGCAGCCGCGATTGAAGAACACGACACCCAAATTAAAGCTGCAAATACCCGCGAAGATGCGTTTAAGCTGTTCGCATCTGCTCGTGAATCGCTCGGACTTGAAACAAAACCTGACGAGTTCAGTACACTATCCGCAGCAGATCTTACAAAATTAGCGCAGGATCTCGGAACCGTGAAAGTTTCAGCCGCACAGATCAGATATCCTGTGGATTCTACGGGTTCATCTGGATTTACCGTTGGCCGTCCTGATGGAAAAGGCGGATGGGAGGAATAAATATGACATATCTAGGAGTTCGCCCTCCATCTAACGCTATTGTATTTGGGGGAAAGCCGTTTAAAGTCGTTCAGAAGATCGAAACCGCGACTAATTGTTACCCAGGTCGTCTAGTCATCAAAGGAACAAATGACGACGATGTAACAGTTGCAGATGGTGTGAGCGTTCCAAGCGGATGGCTTGGATATGAGCAGGCAGATCCCGAATTTGCCCCAGATAATATTACTTCTCTATACGCAGTAAATGCACAGGCCCCTGTAATGTCAGGCCCCGGTTTCCTTCGAATGCCTTCCGGACTTGCAGCAAAAACCATAGCTGTGAAAAATGATTTTCTCCTTTCTTGGGGAGATGGGCAGGTAGTTCCAGGTGTGTACCTTGGTGGTCGCCTTGCTGCAAAAATTCCATTCTCGAAATCAACCGCTGAAGTTTCGACTGTAACGCTCCCCGCTGGTGCCGTTGTCCGTGATGTGATAATTAAGGCGGTTACGGTAGCAGCGGGGGCTACGATTGATGTAGGTACACTTTCGTCAGCATCCGGAGATGCAGATGGATTTCTGGACGGGGAAAGTCTGGTTACTGCTGGTTTTGTTCCACATAATACTTATGATACCGTCGCAGCAAACAACACCACAGGGGCTCTTCTGGTCGAGAGTGATATCACAGGAGATGTGGCAGCCGGATATTACAGTATACCGACTGGATACCTAGTTCCTGCCGGTGGTAAGATTCTCACATACACGACATCAGAACATACCGTAGCTGGGTATATTTTTGTAGTCATTGAAAGCCCTGGGATTGTCCCGGTGGGAAAAACCCTCCTGAGTGCAAACGCATCAAGCGCGGCTGTCGATGTATGTCTCAAGAGTTTGATCTGAGGTGAGTAAAAATGACAAATGGTATAGTCGAATTTTCTAAACAGCTTGATAAAAAAATAGTCTCTCCCCTCAGACAAGTTCTGAAAGGAAGGCAGTTAGTCCATGTAACCCCCCCCGCTGGATTCGGTGTAACCTCCGTGGATTGGGGTAAAATTACCGAGATGTCTGCTGGGTATGTATCTTTCGGTTTCTCTGATGGAAACACTGACAGGATAGATATCAGCCTGACTCACAGCAAAGTACCAGTCTACTGGAAAGATTACGAAATTGATCGCAGGATCTACGAAGGATGGAGACAGGGAGGCGTTGATATCGATGCTGCAAACGCAATAGCAGCCGCGTATCAGGCCGCGAAAGTTGAGGATACTGCGCTTATCAATGGGGTAAGTAACGATGGAACTGTCTATGACATACCAGGGCTGTATCAGGGTGCAGGAAACGATTACGACGCATCGTCAAGTATCGCAACGTTTGGAACCGCTACAACCGCACTTACCGGAGCACTCAACCTAATGGACGACGATGGTGTTCCAGTTGACCGGATGCCATTCAATTGGGTTGTGAATTCCACCTCATACCACAAGATCAGAAAGTCCAGGGATACCATAGGGACTCGTGAACTTCCTGACGTTCTGGATCTGCTCAATGGCGGACAGTTGATTTCTGTAGGTACGACACTTACCTCGGCTCAGGGTTTTGTATCCCCGACTGCGGCAGTTGGTGAACCTTATGTTGATTATTACCTTACCTCCGATTTCCAGACCGACCCGAAACAGCCAGAGTACCAGAAAACCGGACCAATCGGTGGTAGGGTTTTCAGTGCTGGTGTGCTGAGAATCAAGCAGGATGTTGCAATTTGTAAAACGTCTGCCCTCGCATAAGGTGAAAAAATGGGAAATGTCAAAGTGAAAGTAAGAGTTAGTCACCTTGCGAGAGGGACGGTTAATGGCACCGAAGAAGTAAAAACGGTTTTATCAAGGGGGCAGGAATTCACCTGCTCCGAAGAAGAAGCAAAGCGGCTCGGAACGTCTGTGGTAATCATAGAGAAAGTGAATGAACCTGTAACAGTCGAGCCTATCCAGAATAAACAAGTCAAACCCAAAGTTGTGTAAGGTGCCATTATGGTATTGTGTTCTATTGCAGATGTCCGAGCGGCAATCTATACACAAACGTTAGAAGATGCCGATATAGCTGATTTAATCGCCAGCGTATCTGATGACGTTATGGCTATGGCGGGAAGCACAGACGAGTCTAACGCTTACCTGATTCTAGCCGGAAAAAACGCCGCTTATGCTGCTACTCTTCGCAAAATGAAATCTACCGGAGAGCTTGCAGCATCTGTAAAAATGGGAAATTCGCAACAGAACAACACGCCAGATGTAGATATTAAGGCATATGAAGAAAAGGCAGACTTCTATATTGAAAAATATAAAAAGTCTGTTAGGTTTACGAATTATTCAGTATCAAGTGGGCGCATGGGATTCGGGACCGTAAATGCGGAGTTGGATTCATGAACGCTCTTAATTTTGGTATGATTCACTCATGCAGTGTCCTTAATACCACACAAGACCAACGTCTGAATTTTACAAATGGGAGTAAGGTTTTTACAGTTGGCCGGGTTCTCACGGGATCTACTTCTCATGCACATGGAACTGTAAAAACTCTAGTTTTGTCGTCAGGTTCCTGGACTTCAGGTGATGCAGTCGGATATATAATCCTATCAACCGTTACAGGCGCTTTTGTTGTGGAAACCATCACTGATAATGGGATAATTTCCGGAAGTGCCACGGGTCAAGGTCCTATAATTCCAGAAACTAACGATGTCGGAACTCCTGCAATGACCACTGTAACCACAGCTTACGATAAATGCAGGTTCGAGAATATTAGGAATCCCGGAGGATATTTGTATAATTCAGATACCGGGGAATATACCGTAACAGAACCTATCGTTTTTCTCCCTGCTGACGCAGTCGTACTTCAGGGAGATTTGATATCAGGCAACGAATCACCGTATAATACAAATTATAAAGTTACTTTTGTTAATCCTCTTTATAGCTTTTTTAATAAGTTCGTGATCGACCACATTGAAGCATCTCTCAAGGTGGTGGAAAAACGGCAGACGGAATCACTGTAAAAATTGTAGGATGGAAAGAACTTCAATCAAAATTCAAGTCACTTGATGGTGAACTCCAAAAAGCACTATATGACGCTGTGAGTGCCGGTGCAGCAGTCGTTGAAAGAGATGCTAAAATTCGAGTGCCTGTTGTAACCGGGAACCTCAGACGATCTATAAAAGAACTTAAAAAAGTTGAATCGTCGGGGAAAGTCGAATCTCAGGTAGGAACGGATGTCGTATATGGTCCATCGGTTGAATATCGAAAACCGTATCTCAGACCAGCTTTGGATGAAAACACTAGCGAAATTGAAAAAGCAATTGAAATGAAAATCCAGCAAATTATAGGGCGATACAAATGATCGAAGCGGCTGTCCGGTCTATATTACTCGCAGATCCGACCGTATATGGGCTCGTCGGGACTCGGATACAGCCAGCCCCACTTTCACTTCAATGTGTGTATCCAGCCATTTCATACATCAAAGTTTCAAATCCATATTCTAGGATCGCATTTCATCCGAGAATCCAGATCGATTGCTGGTCTAAGGATTGGACTGAATGTCAAACACTCGCAAAAGCTGTTGAAACTGCCCTTGATGGATATTCCGGAATTGTGAACGGTGTCAATATTGAAATCATTGTGCCACTTGACTCTCAGGATTTTTACGATAACGAAACTAAACTTTACAACATTCCTTATGATTTTAAAGTGATTTACAGGAAATGAGGCTAAAACATGTCAACATATCAAACAACGATTAAAGACGGAAACCAGATCCGTTTTGGAAGTGCAAAAGTAGAAGTTGGTGCCAGTGTGGGCGCGTTAGTTGATCTCGGAGCAGCCGCTGATGTCAAATTCGAGGAAAAATTTGACGTTGTGTATATAGTTCCCGATAATGCGCCAAAAAAACAGATCGCCATTAAGGACCACGAAGCAAGTGTTTCGTTTTCCATGATGGAAGTTGATCTATCGGCTCTCAATACTATCCGCGGAGGTATGGATACATACGACACGGTAGACGGTACATTAGCAACTGCAACTGCTGAAGCTCACACGCTTACCGGTGTAAATGGTGTACGTCTGAATTTCAAAAATGGTGATGGGACTCTTGTAACAATTTCAGCAGCTACCGATACAGCCGGTACTACAGCAGTACCAAACACCGATTATGTCTCATATCTCGACGCGGAGGGCTATACATGTGTCGCCAGGGTCTCCAATAGTGCCGAAATCACAGACGGAGACGGAATAAAAGTAACTTACTCATATACACCATCGACTTCCAGAAGTCTGTCGACAGGTGGCCTAAATACAATCACTCCTAGGGTGGTCAGACTCACAAACACCAATGCAGCCGGTAAGAAGTTTGAGATCACGGTATATAGTGCAACTTCAGAAGGTGGAATCAAGCTTGAATTCCCTGCTGATGATGGAGATAAACCAATGATGCCAGAAATTACCCTCACTGGTATTGTGGATGCCACTAGGACCGCAGGCGACCAGCTCTTTAAGATTGTTGACGAGCAGGGGGCATAAAATGGCTGAAGATATTTTTGAAGATTTGGATATCCTTGATCCACCAAAAAAAGTTGTGAAAATGGCAGGTGAACTTATCGATATTTCATTTCTCCCTTCCAAAGTTACGTTGTCCGTGATGAAGATTTCCGCAGATTTTGACAAGAAAAAAATCACAACTGCCGAAATGTTTGAAAAGATGATTGAAATCATCGCGCAGTTGAGTACAAAATCAAACGCCAAAATCACAGAGGAGTGGCTCTACGAAAACGTATCAGTTGAAAAAATAACTAACTTTTTACATTTACTCGTTTCCAGTGGAGAGAACGTGGCGAATGGAACAGATGCAGGCGGGGCGGAACCTGCAAAAAACTAACTGTTGTAAATATAATCTCAGGGGTTTCGTATCTGTATGGCTGGGACCGTGATCACATCCTGAATATGCTGACATGGGAACAGGTTAAACTTTATTATAATCAAGGTTGGGAAACAAAACGGACTGAAGCAAATGTTTATTGGGGAATCCTCGGAGAAGCCCTTTCCAGTGACGATAAAAACAAAAAAACGATTTCCATCGAAGAATTTAGAAAGCAATACCCAGATGGAAAGCAAACTGAAAACGGATATACAGTAACGCGGTGAGAGAATGTCAGTCGGTGAGTTGGTCGTAAGTATAACCGGGGATATGAGTAAACTTAGTACCGCGTTTTCTAAGGTCAACTCGGAAATTGGCACCGTTGGAAACTCTTTTACATCATTTGGGTCTAAGCTTGGATCTACCGTGGGCAGTGGATTAACTACCGTAGCAACTGCCGCAGCAGTGACCGGAACCGCTTTAGGCGTTGGGCTTGTAGCTGCTGGGTCCAAGTCCTTATCAATGTTCAATGATTTCGAGAAATCCGTCTCGAATGCTGCATCTGTAACTGGATTAGCAGGCGATGCATTCGCAGCCGCAAAAGAAAACATTTCAGCAGTTGCACAGGAACTCGGACAAAAAACAGCTTTTTCATCAAGTCAGGCCGCTGATGCTCTTTATAATCTCGCCAGTGCCGGTGTCGATGTTTCTCAAATCACAGCTAATCAATTGGTCCCGGTCTTGAATCTGGCATCCGGTACACAGTATGACCTCGCCGATACAACCGCAGCGGTTACCTCTACTCTCTCACAGTTTGGATTAGGATTCGAAGAGGCCGGAAGAGTAGCCGACGTATTTGCAAAAGATGCAGGATTGACTCAGGCAAGTATGGACAAATTGAGTCTGTCCATGAATTACGTAGGTACTATTTCAAATACGTGTGGGATTAGCCTTGAAACCACGTCTGCTGCGCTTGGTGTGCTATATAACGCCGGTATGGATGGGTCCACAGCAGGAACGAGCCTGCGAGGAGTCCTGGCGTCTTTAGTTTCACCATCAGATAAAGCTGTTGGCATATTTAAAGACATGGGACTTACATTAGATGATATAAACCCATCAACTCACGATTTTACTGATATCGTCCAAACACTTGCCGATAAAGGATTAACAGCAACGCAAGCCTTTGATTTATTCGGCCGAGAAAGTGCTCCTGCCATCCTGGCACTTACTAGCAAATCTGGAGATCTCAAAAATCTCACTAAAGAACTTGAGAACGCTGGTGGAGCTGCTCAAACAATGGCAGATCAACAGCTCGACACTCTCGCCGGAAGCTTAGACGGTTTCAGCGGATCAATAGAAAACCTATGGATCAACGTAGGACAGGCACTAGCTCCAACGTTTAGAACCGTTATAGACTCGCTTAATTCGATGGTTCCCTCCGTTCAAGAATGGATAATTGCAATTGTCCAGGGATTTGTGGATTTTGTGAGCCAGTTAGGTGACTCAGTAAAATCAATAACGGCAGTTGGAAGTACGATCATCGATGTTTTCAAAAATATATTCAGTTCCGTGTTTGGAAGTGGGTCGGGAATTGGGAATTCAGCAGCCGACGGTATAAACAGTATAATTACTCGCATATCCGGAGCGATTATCGCAGCAGCTCCCATAATTCAGAATGCTATAATTGGAATAATCAATTTCTTCAAAGATTTGGTGTCTGGATTAGCACCCACGTTTGAAAATATACAAACTATTGTAGGGAATATCGTTAACGTTTTCAAAGCCTTTTTTACGGGAATATCGAGTAGTGCAACGTCTTCTGGAGCAGCAGGCGCTATATCCGGCGTGGTAAATACAATCACCGGAGTACTGGCAATGTTCTCAGATGTAGTTTCATGGGCTTTAGTGTCCGTGGCTCCGATAATAAAAGGCGCGTTTGCGGGAATTGTTAGTGTTATTCAGGGATTCATACCCACGTTTGCGACGGTTAATGATTTGCTGGGAAGAGTATTTGAACAGTTGCCTTTTGTGATAGAATCAGTCGTTGCAAAGCTATCACCGATTGCAACAAAAATTACTGAAATATTTTCACAAATCGCGAATGCTATCAAAACCGGAGACTGGACCGGAGTATTTAACACACTGAAATCCGCTTTTTCAAACGGCGTTGATGCTATACAAAACATCAATTGGCAGGGCATTCTCGATAAAATCAAAGACGTGTTTGAGGGCATCAAAAATAAGATCCTTGAAGTTGATTGGGCAGGAATATTTGAAAAAGTGAAGAATGCATTTATTACCGGGAAAGATCAGATCCTGAGTATTGTATGGGATGCAATACCAGACAAGTTCAAAGGAACCTTTGAACAGGTGGAGACTGCAATATCAGACGTTGTTACTGCTTTGCAGCCTACATGGGATAATCTCAAATCATCTTTTGAAAGTATAATAGGCATCATTGAAATATTCAGACCCTCGTTCGAAGGTCTAATTCAGTCATTCAGCGAAAATAAAGGAGCCGCAGGAGTAACTGCGTTTTCAATCGCGTTAACCGCCGTTAAGATCGCTGTAGAAGCACTCGTTTTAGGGTTGAATGTTATTACCGGTGTTCTCGCAGCCGTATTAAAGTTTTTTGCAGAACATCCCACGATTACCAAGTTTGCAGCTACGCTATTAGTGGCTGTTGCCGGAATAGCAGCACTCGGAGCCGCAGTTACTGCGATAACTGCCTTTTTCGCTCCGGTGATAGCCGGAATAGTAGCAATCGGAACAACAATGTTGACGGTTGGAGCCGGGGCTACACTTGCAGCAATGTTCCCAGGTCTCGCGGGAATATGGGCAGCGTTTACGGTCGGTTTTGGAATAGTTTCCAGCGCAGTAAGTGGGATAATAAGCGTAATTGGTATGATAGCTACGCCATTCGGACTCGTAATTGCAGCACTCGCGGTATTTGCCCTTGCATGGAGGCAGAATTGGTTTGATATACAGGGTAAGTTTGAGGGTGCTAAAAATAGTATCATACTGGCTGCTACAAATATGTACAATTCCCTGCACCTGACATGGAATGGCCTTATAATGGCCGCTGGAAACCTGAAAACGAATATAAAAACGATCTTAGATGTTATAGCTGTGAGTTTCACCGCTTCAAAAACATTAATTGTTGCCGCGGTCACCGGGCTATACAATGGGCTTGTTTCGGCTTATAATTCGATAATTACGTCACTTTCTACCTTCAAAACCAGCGCGATTGCGAGATGGACAGAAATAAAGGCCAGTTTATTAGCAAAAATGAATGAAATCGTTAATGATGCTCAAAATTGGGTTCAAAAGAAAGTAAATCAATTGAATTCGATGATTTCAAAATATAACACTTTCAAGACTCAAGCAA